CGTTTACAAAAAAAGCATTAACACATTTTTATCAGATAAATGATTGATTTTACGGAAAATATTGACTCGTTAGAGAAAATGGTTTGGAACTTTGTGCTTAACACCAGAAATGATGTTAGCGACCTAAAACCAAGCAACCATGACTCCTTACGAAAAGAAGAGCTAATGCCAATGATCAAGCCCAGTTATTTTAACGATGACGTAAGGCAAGAGTCATTTAAAGCAGCTCTTAAGTTCTTTAAGGAATACGAGAAGATTCCAAATCCAAAGGAGCTAAAGACTTATTTAGAACTACTCAATTATTCTGTGTCTGATGAAGAGTTTGAAGACCTTTATGCCTTTTCGCTAAGTGAATACAATTATGATTACCTTTATAAGTATGTAAGGTCATTTATTCTTCTTAGAAACTTAAACCTCACAGTTGCCGATCTTTTTACTTATCTAAAGACTACTGCAATTGATCCTGAAAACATTGATCAAATCTCTCAAAAGGTAAGAAACGACATAAGCAACAAGCTTGCAATCAACTTTTCTAGTGGAGATACTGGTCTCAACTTTTTTAATCCTGATTCTCACATTCAGATTTCTAAGACAGGTAGCCCTACCGGTTTTCCATTCTTTGATAAGGTTCAAGGTGGAGGATGGAACTCAAAAGCTCTAGTAGTATTTCAAGGGAGACCTAAAGTAGGTAAATCGATGGTGCTTGGAAACATCGCTGCTCGATCATTCTTAACAGGTAACGTGACTGGACTAGTCACAGTTGAGCTCGCAGATCGTGCTTATATGAAAAGGATAGGCTCAAATATCTTGAGTATAAAGTCCGATGATTATGCTAGAATCACCGATTCTACTGCTTCTAAGCTTATTAAAGACAAGATACAAGAGCTTAAAGACAGCGGTCGAGAAACAGGAGAACTCATAGTAAAAGAGTTTCCAACAGGTGGAGCAACCGCAATAGACATAGAAAACTACTTCTTAAGGCTAGAGCAAAAGATGAATAAAAAGTTTAAAGTGATAGTAGTTGACTACCTAAACTTGCTTAGACCCATCAAGGACCAAAACGGACTTTATGAAAAGATCAAGATGATTTCTGAGGAGCTTCGAGGAGTCGCGATGAGAAACGAGTGGTGTATCATAAGCGCAACTCAAATACGAAGAGAAGATGTCGATAACTTTGACTTAGGAATGGATTCAGTCGCAGAATCGTTCGGTTTGATACACACAGTCGACTCTTTGTTTGGACTTATGAGAAGTCCTCTAGAGAGCAGAATGAAGATCAAGGTGATTGCAAACCGAGATAACGGTTATGAAGAAAGCTACAAGTTCTATTCTATGCACAAAGATTTCTTTAGGTTGACTGAGGAAGTCGGAGCAAACAGCGAATTCTATAGCGATGACGAAGAGGTAAATAGGATGGCTGACGAGCTCCGCAACGAATATCAAGAAATAGATAAAAAAATAGAAGAACAGAAGAGTTCTCCGGTAAAAACAGACGACGATTATGACTCTCTTTTTGCCTCAATATAAAATAATTCAACCTAATGTCAAATGATGATTATGAAAACAACGAAAACCTAAACGATTCTGAAGAATTCGTACACAGAGAGGACAAAATATTCAACAACAGTTACAATACTGGCGAAGGTCTAAAAGACACCGATGAATATGAGTTCTCAAAAAAAATATCAGTGTCATCCGACTATTCTGACTCTTATCTAAAGGACGTTTATGAATACGAAGAAAACTTAGAAACTAAATTTATCTTAGATGGAATATTTGAGTTCATTAAAAAAGACGAATCTCTTAACAAGATAGTCTTTCATACTCAAACTGATTCACAGATCTTTAAGAACAAGTTTGCTAAGGACGAAATAAACATTATCTTTAACAGGATACACAACTCACTAGACGAAGTGAGCCAAAACACAAGCTTCTACAGCCCAATCTAGAGGCCATCTCTTCCTTTTCTGGATTCGACTATAAGAAGATATTCGATTCCTTAGATACAGATGCTCAGGAGCTTCTATTGGTCGAACTAGACAAAAAATATAACTTCCTAGACGGAAAAATGCACAAAAAACGAATACACTAATGACTTTTATTAAGCTAACACACTCATCAGGTTCGGTGTATTTGAACCTAGACCAGATAGTAAGCATAGAACCATCTTCTACTACTGATTTGATCGTCTCAGACATAACTTCTGCTTCCCCGACAACCTATACTTTTTCAAGTCAATTGGTTCGAAACGATGTAGTCGCTAAACTTGAGAGCATAACTAGAGTAATAGACATAGATAAGTTAGCAAATCAAGGATGACATTAGAAAACATTAGAAAGATATTCGTGCTTGGCGATTTACACCTTGGTGTGAGAAATAATTCGCTAGAATGGTCAGAAATACAGTATGACTACTTAGTAAACTTTTTCTTGAAGCAAGTAGACGAAGAAGGATTCGATCCAAAGACCGACATTTTAGTACAGGCAGGAGACTGGAATCACGTAAGAGAATCCACCAACACTAGGATCTATAAGCTTTCTATAAAGATAGCAGAAGCCTTCACCAAAAAGTTTCCAAAGGGAGTTTACGTGATACTTGGAAACCATGACGTTTATTACAAAGATAGAACAGACACTCACTCGCTAGAAGGTTTCGATAAGATCTTCAAGAACTTTCACATCTTTGAAAAGCCAGAAATGCTGAAGATCAACTCTCACAAATTCTTGATGCTTCCTTGGATAGAAAACCTGGAAAACCTAAAAGCAGAACTAAAAAAGAATTCTTCTGCGACTCACATATTCTGTCACACTGATTTTAAGGGTTTCAGTCTGAATAAGGTAACCAAACTTGAACATGGATTAGAGGCAAACGACATAGTCAATTTCAAAAGAATCTATTCTGGTCACATACACATTCGTCAGGAAAAAGGAAACGTTCTCTATGTTGGAACACCTTATGAAATGGACAGGGGAGACCGTGGTAACGAAAAAGGTTTCTATGTCTTAGACGTTAGCGAAAATACAGTAAAAGAGAAATTTGTTCCGAATACCCTTTCTCCTAAACACCTAAAGTTTGAATCGACTGATCTTCTAAACTTCAACTTAACAGAATTGAAAAATATTTTTCAAAACAACTTTGTTGACGTTTCTATAGAGTCTGGATTTTCACAAAGGTTTTCCATCGCAAGATTCACAGATCTTGTAAAAGACCTAGGGCACCGTCGTCTTGAGTTTTCTTCCTATTCTTTGGATCAGATAAAATCAAGAAGCGAAGCCGAGCTAGATTCAAGTTACGAGTACAACATATTTACGATCCTAGAAGAAAAGCTAGCAGAATTGAGTCTACCTGCATATCAATCCTCTCAAATAAACGATAAGTTCAAAGAGATATACGACTCTCTTAGAAACACAAAACATTACGACCAATGAAACTTTTAGAGTTTTCCTATAAAAACATACTGTCTTATGGTAACAAGCTTCAGACCTTCAAGTTTGAAGATGGCGCTAAATTGATATTGGTCGAAGGAGAAAACGGGGCAGGCAAGTCTTCTATTAAGGAAGCATTGACTGTTTCGATATACGGTAGATCCGCCATTCGTAAGATGAAGGACATACCTAACTGGATCAACAAAAACGCATACACTCAAGTAAAGTTTGAGACGACTTCTGGAGAAATAATAGAGTTGGATAGGGGAATAGATCCAAATTTTAGCAACATTAAGATAAACGATTCAGTCTTTAACCTTCCAGATAAAAGAAAGGTCGATGAATTCATAGAAGAAGAACTATCAAAGATTCCATTTAGCGTTTTTTGCAACACAATAAGCCTTTCTTTCGATGATTTCAAGTCTTTTGTCAACCTGACCAAGGACGACAAGAGAAAGATAGTAGATCGCATCTTCGGAATCGACATCTTGTCTGACATGAGAGCCAAAGTAAAGGAAAGCCTAAGAGAGATAAAGAGCGAATCTGACTTACTCGAATCCGCTATTTCTAGAGACGCCTTTAGCTTAGAGTCGTACAACGATCAGTTAGTTGCTCTTCGTGAAAAGCTGACTGCTAAAAAACAAAAGGCTGAGGGCGAGCTAGTTAATGCAATTGCTACAAAACAGTCTGAGTTAGATACTATTACAAGCTCACTAGCTGAGCTGAAGACCGAAATGGAAGAGAACGGAAAGTCGTTAAGGCTGGCAAACGAAGAACTAGATAAAGTAAGGTCTGGCATACGCGACCTTAAGTCAAAGTTAGAAGTCTACGCCAAGAATCGTTGCCCTCACTGTCTAAATGACCTACACTCAGAATCTTCTTTGGATGTCAAGAGTAAGATATCCGAAAAACTTGAAGAGCTTACTGAAATTTTACCTAGCAAACAAGACGCGCAGTCCACCCTGAACACTAAACAGACGTCACTGACTTCTAAAAAGACAGAACTTGACCTAGAAAAGTATACAGTAACCTCTGATTTGAATTCAATTAAAAAATCTTTAGTTGACTCTCAAAAGAAAGAAGAGGCAGACGATAGCTCAGACTCGATAGTCCAAATAATCGAGTCTGTCAAAGCCAGAATAGAAAGCGATAAAGTAAGTCTTTCGACTCTTACTGAAAGAAAATCAGTCTATTTAAGCTTAGACGATCTTCTTTCCGATTCAGGAATAAAGAAGTCGATGATTGACAAGATAATTCCAACTCTCAATGCTAGGATCCAAGAGATCTCCGAAAAACTAGAGTTTAAATTTTCATTTGAATTCGATAGCGAGTTTGATCCATACGTAACTTATTTAGGTCTTCAAATATCTCCAGAGAGCCTATCGAGCGGTCAACGTAAGAAGATGAACTTAATAGTTCTTCTTGCTTTTATCGAGATAATCAAAATGAAACACAGCCAAATGAATGTAATGTTCTTGGATGAGATATTCAGCTCATTAGATAAAAACAACGTTTACAAAGCCATCTCTATTCTTAAGGAGTATGCTCAAAAATACAACATGACGATCTTTGTAGTTTCTCACGAGTCCCTACCTGAAGAGTTCTTTGATTATAGAATACTAGTCAATCAGACTGATCACTTTTCAGACATGCAGATCGTGAAGATCTAACTTTATTTGAAACCTTTTACCTTGTTCTGATATAATACTTATATGTTAACTTATAGATTCGAAACATTCGCGGAGGCTTACAAGAAAAGCCTATTTGATTTAGTTACTTTTCCTGAGTATGAGACCAAGCCTAGAGACATGGCAATAAAGGAAAACTGTGACGTTGCTCTAGTGATAGATAACCCACTTTCTTGTCTTTATGAAAATTCACAACGCTCTTCTCAATACAAATACATCGCGGCCGAGCTTCTTTGGTATTTTATGGGAAGAAACGATGTTGAATACATCGCAAAGTATGCCAAGTTTTGGGAATCGATCCAAAACGAGGACGGAACCGTAAACTCTTCTTATGGCCATCTCTTATTCAACAATCCAAACGAACATGGATTTACTCAATACGAATGGGCATTTGAATCCCTAAGAAAAGACAAAGACAGTCGACAGGCAATTCTACATTTCAATTTACCTACACATCAACGTGAAGGTAATAAGGACTTCGTTTGCACGATGTATGGAATCTTTCAGATAAGAGATAACAAGTTGAACCTGACTGTTAGTATGAGAAGCAATGACGTGATACTTGGTCTTCCGACCGATATTGCATTCTTTGCTACCTTACAGTCACAGATGCTCTTTCACCTAGTGATGCACGGAGGAGATGAATTCAAGGACTTAAAAATGGGATCTTATACTCACATTGCAAACTCGTTTCACGTATACGAAAGACACTTTGACTTAGTTAAGAGAATGTTAGACGAAGAATTCGTTCCCAAACAGATTCCAGAAGTTAGGGAAGAACTGATATCTGCGTTTGGCAAACCTTCTCCACTATTTAATAGATTGTTTTCGACACAAAACGATCGCTCTGAGATAATGGGAGATGAACTGATGACTTGGATAAAAAATAATTTAAACAAATGAGACAGTTTTTAATCAGTCTAGGCACTTTCTTTTTAACTGCTCTAATATGTAATTACGTTTACATTTGGACAGACTTGAAAAACCTATTTGGAGCGGAACCAACG